ACATTATTGAAAAAATAGTAGAAAAGAAAGTTAAAGAAGAACTACCAAAACAATTAAAAGAGATATTTATTAAAGAGGACTTTAAAGATGAAACGGTAGATTTAAAATCTTTATCAAAAGAATTTATTCCACCAGATGATAGTGAAATTAAAGAAGAAGTCACTTATTCAAACAATGAGACTATAAATAAAATTCTTAATGAAACTAAAGGCGGAATTGTATCAAATAAATCTGGTTATGAAGAATATCCAACTATGACTGGTGATACATTTGATAGTAATCGCGTTGGTGAATTAATGGGATATGGTAAATCAGACGAAGGTAAAAGAGAAATGGGAGCAGTTGATACTATAAGAAAAGCGGGTGTTAATGTTGAAGATGTTCCTGACCATGTTCAAAATGCTTTAACAAGAGATTATAGTGAAGTAATGAAAGCTATAGATAATAAAAAAGGAAAATAGTAAATGGGTGCATTAGAAAATGATTTAAACCCAGATACTTGGATTGGATTATCATTTCCACTTGGTAGGTCTACGTCTGGATTTTTTCAACAAACACAAACAACATTAGAACAAACGTCACATAATATAAAAAATTTATTATTGACAATGAAAGGTGAACGACCATTTTTGCCAGAGTTTGGTTCTGATTTATATTCTATTTTGTTTGACCCAATTCAAAGTGATACAACAATGAAAGTGGAAGAAGCTATTAAAGATGCTATAAAAATGTGGTTACCACACGTAGTTGTTAATAGAATTGATGTTATCGTAGATGAACAGAATCCAAATCAAATTGATGTTTCATTAGAGTTTGGTGTTACTATAGAACCAGGCGTATTTGATTCTTTACAATTAACTTTCTTTTCCAATTTTTAGGAGATTTAAATGGCTACACCGGCAAAATCAGAAAAAAAAGAAGTAAAATATCTTAGTAAAGATTTTTCAAACTTTAAAGATAGTTTAATAGATTTTTCTAAAACATACTTTCCTAACACATTTAATGATTTTAATGAGTCAGACCCAGGTATGATGTTTATTGAAATGGCAGCTTATGTTGGGGATGTATTGTCTTATTATATTGATGATAGATTCAAAGAATCTTTGTTATCTTATGCAGAAGAAATAGAAAATGTTTTTGAAATAGCTCAATCATTGGGGTATAAACCAAAGTTAGCTACACCATCTTCAACAAAAGTAGATTTATTTCAAACTGTTCCAGCTATAGGTAGTGGTGATACTATTAGACCAGATTATAGATACGCTATGAAAGTATTAAATGGTACTCAAATGAAATCAACAAGTGGTATTATATTTAGAATGCAAGAAGATATTGATTTTGCAAATTCAAGTTCTGTAGCACCACGTTCAACTACTATATATGAAACTTCTGGTACAGACCCAAGTAAATATCTTTTAAAAAAGACTGCATCTGTATATAGTGGTGATATAACAACTGAAACATTTACCTTTGGTACAGCTAAAAAATATGATAGAATTGCGTTAGCTAAACCCAATGTTACTGATATTATGTCTGTTACCGATAATGATGGTAATAATTGGTATGAAGTAGATTTTTTAGCAAAAGATATTGTATTTGATGATGTATCTAATGCAGATAGTGCAGACCCAGAGTTATCACAATATTCAGATGATGTTCCTTATTTAATTAAATTAATTAAAACACCAAGGAGATTTACAAAGTATGTAAGAACCGATGGTAGAATGGAATTACGATTTGGAGCTGGTATTTCATCGGGAGCCGACGAGGAAATCATACCAAATCCAGATAATGTAGGTTCTTCTTTACCAGAAGGTGTTTCTATGTTAGATAGAACATTTGACCCGGCTAACTTTTTAAAAACAAAAGCGTATGGATTAGCTCCAAGTAATACAATATTAACTATAAAATATGCTCATGGAGGCGGCGTGGGTCATAATGTAGCCGAGGGTTCTATTCTTGAAATAAAAGAAAAGAATATTAGTTTAACTTCTACTGGTCTTAATAGTGCTACTGTAACCCAAACAAGAAATTCACTTGGAGTTATCAATCCAAATCCAGCACGTGGTGGTAAAGGTAAAGAAAGTGTTGTAGAGATAAAACAAAACGCATTAGCTCATTTTCAAGCTCAAGGAAGGACTGTTACTAAATATGATTATATAATTAGAGCGTATTCTATGCCTGCTAAATATGGTGCTATAGCTAAAGCGTACATAGTTCCTGACGAACAATTAGAAGGAGCTCAATTCCAATTCCAAAAGGAAGCAAATGATGGTACTGGTATTTGGAGTATTGATAAAAGTCTATATGGACAAGATGACTCACCAGAAACTGGAGCTCCAAAAGTTCCTACAAGAATACCCAATCCATTAGCATTAAATATGTATTTACTTGGTTATGATAATAATAAAAATTTAGCTACTACTAATGTAGCCGTAAAGGAAAACTTAAAAAATTACCTTGGTCAGTATAGAATGGTAACTGATGCTATAAATTTAAAAGATGCGTGGATTGTTAATATAGGTGTTGATTTTAAAATTATGACTAAATCTGGATACAATAAAGAAGAAGTATTGTTAAAGTGTATTCAGAAGATTAAAGACTTTTTTGATGTTGATAGATGGGAAATTAACCAACCAATAATGGTAGCAGACATATCATATCAGATATCATTGGTTGATGGAGTAGCTCAATTAATACCATTCTCAATTGATTTAGATGGTGATGGCCCTGGTGACCCAGTACAATTACCAGTTCGTATAATAAACAAGTGGAGAACTTCAAATGGTTACTCTGGTCACATATATGATATGGGAGCGGCTTATAAAAATGGTGTAATATATCCATCATTAGACCCTTGTATTTTTGAATTAAAATACCCAGATAGTGATATAAAAGGTCAAGTAGTAGGGAGTGTAATATAATGCATTATTTTGAATTTGCTACAAAAGATACAACTTTATATGAAGGAAATGCAACATCAAGTCAGAATACTGGTCTTGATGAAATATTAGAAGTACGTAAAGATATGAATGATTCTGGTACACAAATAAATGTTTCCAGAGCTTTAATTCAGTTTGATTTAACGTACATATCAGAGTCAATTAATAGTGGATTGATACCATCTGATGCTGAATACTATTTGAATTTGTATGATGCTAATTCACAAGAATTGGGTTCAAGTGATGTGTTATATGCATATCCCGTTAGTCAATCTTGGGAAAATGGAGAGGGAAGATACCTTGATTGGCCACCAATTACCGATGGTGCGTCTTGGAGGTTTAGAACGGGCCCGACAGCGAATGACCAATGGGTTGATGGTACTAATGATACTGGTGGAACATGGTTTAATGGAACTTCTGGTGCATATACCTTAGAAGCTTCTCAATCATTTACTAATGAAGCTAGTGATGTTAGAATGGATGTAACTGGTATTGTAAACAACTGGATTAGTAGTGGGTCTTCTTATCCGAATGACGGATTTATATTGAAAAGAAGTGGTAGCGTTGGTAATTCAGATTCTACTTTAGCAGAAGGTAGTACTACTAAGTTAGGTCATTTTAGATTTTTTTCACGTGAAACTCATACTATATATCCACCAAAACTTGAGGTAGTTTGGAATGATACTACGTGGAATACTGGTTCGTTGAGTCCATTAACTGGTAGTGACTTACATAGTTTAGAAGTGTATATGAAAGAACTTAGACCAGAGTATCAAGAGGATTCTAAAGTTAGATTTAGAGTTGTTGGTAGAGAAAGATTTCCTGCAAAAACTTGGTCGTCAACCACTACAAATCAAGTAACACCAAAATATTTACCAAGTGGTAGTTCGTATTTTGAAATAAAAGATGCGTATACAGAAGATGTGATTATTCCTTTTGGTAGTGGTTCAATTATTGGTTGTGATTCAACTGGAAATTTCTTTGATGTTTGGTTACAAGGGTTTCAACCAGAAAGAAATTATAGGATTAATTATAAAATAGTAAGTGGTAGTGGAATTGGTGAAGTAGTGCAAATTGTAGATAATGATTTTGAATTTAGGGTGATAAGATAGTGCCATATACAGCAAAAGAATTATATAATAATGAATATTTTAAATCACTTGCTAACGCAGATGAGAAAGAGTATGAATTAAAACTTGATTCGGCGTTGACAAAAGCTAAAATTACAGGTTCAGCACAACCATATGAAATTGATGGTGAATTACAATCATATGAAGATGTTAGAACTGGAATGGGATTAGAAGCACCACATCAATATGTTTATAATAACATGGTTTATAGAAATCATGAAATGAAAAATGAAATTCTTGAAGAAGTTATTGATAGAGATTTTACGTTAGATGATAAACCATTTATAACTATAAAGGATGGAAGATTAATAACTAAACCTGGTAGTAAAACATTATGTTTATTTCAAGATGATGTAAAATATCCAATCCAAAATATGGATTTAGTTTATATGATGGGGTTTAAAAGTAAAGATGTTGTAACGTTGAACCCAGCATTATATGATAGTATAAAACAAGGGCCAGCAATTACTAATACAAGAATGCGTAACGCCGAAGCATTACTTGGTACTCATAGGGATAATGATTTTTTTGTTCCAACGATGGATAGATTAGATGAAGATAAATTACAACAAATTAGAGAAAGATTAGAAGATGGTAAACCAGTTATGGAAACTTTATATCAAATTACTGGCCAAGTAGCTAAATCAGTTCATCAAGTTAGATTATTAGCTAATCAATTAGTTGGTGAACCAATGTTAGCAAGACCTGGTGATATTAAGAATGAAGAACAAAGAGTTGAATATGAAAAAGAAGTTAATAAAGAAATAAAAAGTGAAGGTGCTTTAGCTAGAGATACCGCGGTTCAAAACCGAAGAAACGCGGTTGGAGTAGATGATGTTAGAGGAGTAACGGGTAATAGTTCAAGACCAGCTCCAGTACGAAAATCTGGTGGTAAGTCTTTTAACTCACAAAATAAAATAGGATATTAAGGAGTTAATATGAAAAATTATAAATTAATATGGGGTGGAAAAAAGAATACAAAAGTATTAAGGATGTTACAAGCCGATACTGGTGGAACAACAACTACAACATATATTGAACCTACGGGAGAAACACAAAGTTATCCAATTAATCAAGTGTTAGTTACGCCTGGTAATTTAACCGCGTGGGGTAGTTTAACTATAAATTGGCTTAATAATCCAATTCAAGAACAAACTCATGAAGTAGATGCTACTCAAAATTGGGCTGAAGAACAAGACCAAAAATATAATGAACAATCAGATGCGGATTATATCTAAGGAGAAATTGAAAATGTCAAAGTTATTATGGGGTGGAAAAAATAATACAAAAGTATTAAGAATGATTTCGGAACAAGATACTTTAAATGATAATATTCAACAACAAACACAAAGTACTGTAATTCCTACTGGGACAACAGAAGTTACTGTACCAGCTACAGCTGTAGATTTAAAGATTTTTAAAATAACTGGTGGAACAGATGCCAATCTTGAATTAGTATTTTCAGATGTAGTAGATTCGAGTACTGGATTATATATAGTATCCGCGGCAGAAGTTGTGGAACTTGGTAATGGTAATTTTAGAGCGTCAGTTGATGGTGTAATGAGTAATGATTTTTCAATTAATATTCAAATGCAACCACAACCATTACCAGAAGGAACTGTAAATGCAGCTCATTATAAACTTGAACCTACAAGAGAAATTGTAGAAACACTTGTTACACAAATTGTTGCTAATGATAATGGTAAAGTTGATGTTCCTGTTATGTTTGGTGTAGATTATTCAGTATTTAATATTGCTCCACCTGGTAATCCTATAGGTGGACAACAAACAATTACTGGAGGATATACAATACCAGCTCCAACACCAACACCAGTTGCTACAGAAAATCCAATTTTAACACCAGACCCATTTACATTCCCGTCAGAAGAACTTGATGTATGGTCTCGTCCAAATTGGGCTGAAAGTGCACCACGAACTATATCTGGTATTAATCAAGAAGTACAAGCTAATGTTAGACAAGGTTCAACAGGTGTTAATACACAATTTAAAGTAAATGATGGTGAATGGGGAGCACAATCTTTATCTGTTAATGATGGTGATGTTGTACAAGTTAGACTTCAAACGAATAATATTCATCAAGGTATGGGACAATTCAATACTAAGTTACAGAGTAACGCAGGTATAACTGTAACATTAGATGTTGGAAATGGAACATTTACATATAATGTAAGTACACGACATGCCGACCCCTTTGATTTTGCAGAAGATGTTGGTACTACATACAGCCAAACATCTGACCCCTTCGATTTTTGAATGATTTGGCAGTATGGAAATAATATTATTGGAAGCTTAAAATGGCAGTTCATAGATTAAAACCAAAAGATAAACAACTTTTAGAAGTTGGTGGCAATAGACAAGTAGGTATGCCTGGTTATGATTGGCCTCCATTTTTATCTGGTCAAGGTGGAGTTCATGATTATATTGAATGTCACATTTATGACGCTACTGGAAAAAATTTAATTGAAAGTTTTATTACAAAAGATTATACAATAGAAAGTAATAATGTAATAGTAAAACCAGGCAATGATTTACGAAGTAAAGGTTATGTGAGAGGTAAATATCAAGTTAGTTATAATTTTTTAAGAGAAGAGTTTGGTACTGATGAAACTATATTAGTTTATGCACACAACAACGAAGTTTATACTGGTCCAAAAAGATTATATCCAGACAACGCCGACTTACCTTGGTATATTGATGATGATAATTTAATTTATAGTGGAGTTAAGGGCGAAGAAGTTGAACGTAGAAAAGAATTGTTAATAAAAAATAATTCTGCTTGGATACATAAAATTTCAGAAGATAGAAAAGAAATTAGGTTAGTACCAAATAATATTGATAGTGATAGATTTAAAGAATCTTTTAATAATTTAAGACATACAATAAAACATTGGGGTACTAAAAATTTAAATGTAGATATGACTTTTCCAGATGGCCCTGGTGGTAAAACAATTAGATTACAAGGATTACCACGAAGTAAACAATTTACAAAAAAATCTGTTGGTGGTGAATTTATTTTCGATAGAGGTTATATAACACATATTGAACGAAGAGTTTATGAAGAA